CCTTGGCGATATTACCCATTGGTGTATTCAAAATCTTTGCCTTACCAATATAATTCGTACCTTCTTTCTTCAATGACTGGATCATGTGTGATACACGATCAAGATTGATTGTCGGGGAATCAGGATGACCCAATTCTCCGTATGCACGATTTTTATTCACGTACTCTTTTACATAACGGGCAACTTCATTATCCATAACCTTCTCTGGATAAACACGCCCATTGCGATTCTTCAGTTCTGATTGAAGAAAAATACCTTCAATGAAATGTTCCTTTTGCTTACCCTTGGTTTCTTCAACCAAGTATTTTACCTGGTCTGTTACTTCTGTTATGAGTTTCATATTATGCTCTTGGACCAATAATTGCAGGATCATCGTAAGAACCATACCAACCATCTTCAATGGTGGACTTGTAACCATCTGTCTTGCGAACACGCAACCAAAGTTCTGCTTGACCACCAGTAATAGTGACCACGATATCCTTTGTATTCTTTGTTGTCTCCGGAGTCATAAATTGACCAGTGAACTCCAAGTAACCTGCAGCACCTGCTTGTAGTGTTGTGATTATAACTGAGTCACGGACAATCTGAATGACTGCATTTGCTGCACCTGTCCATGCCATGCCAGTGATATCAACAGTCTGAGTAGAACCATCAACCACTTGGGTCGGTGCGTGTAGTAGATCAGAGTTCAGAGTAATGGTTGTTGTATCAGCATTGACTCCAGTGACCTTGACCACTGCCTCGAAGTCTGATATTTTTAGAAAACTTTTTGCGACTGTCATAATAATATCCTTATTAGATTTCTCTTACCACTTGTAAGAAATTTTCTTTGTTTGCTCTCATATGCTCCACGATATCCTGTCTGTCTACCAATAGAGCATTCAGCAAATCTTGGGTATCTTCGTCAATTGCAATGATAGATCCATCGTCTAGTTTGTAATCTATCTTATTTTCGATCAACGACTCAATAACATTCAGTGATCGTATATTCTGTATTACTGGATCTACACTGAACAACTTTGATGCTGCCAGACCAATATAGGATTCAATCAGGGTATCTGTTACCTTGATATTATGATGTTCCCGTATAAGTGTTGCAACAACATTATGGTCAATGTTATCGTAGATCTCTTGTATAACTTCTTCCTGTAACTGCACTTCCTTTATATGCTGCTTTGCTTCTTCGATACTGGTGAACTCTGTTTGTCTATAGTTGATCAGTATATCATCATTGACGGTTTTGATGATAGTATCGGCACCGAATGTTACTTGTTCTGTAACCTCGGCACCGGATAAATTATCTTTGATCGTCTTTGAGAATTGCAAGTAATTCATTATTCTTGTTCTTCTTGCTCTTCTTTTGCCTTACGGACTATCTTAGCCATTGCTTTGGTGAGACCACTTTTGCGCTTATCTAGACGTTTCTGTAGCATCGCTTTGTCACCACCGGCATTGGCAGCAGCAATAGTTGCATGGGCATCTTTTGTTGCTTTGTTTATATAAGAAACTGTAGTCTCTGGACCAAGTTCATTCAACTGCTCTTCATCCAAATCTACTTCTTCTGTTGTGAACATTGTCTGGGCGATTTGCAAACGCTTTGCTTCGATTTGAACAGATACTTTTTCTGCCATTGTATCTTCAAATGCAGATTCAATATCCAAGGCACTGCCACTTGCGATTGCATCAATTAGGTTACGTGTACTCATTTTACTTCTCCTTGTTGTTCTTGTGGAATTTCCTCAGGGGTTGCTGTATTTGCCGCAAGCACTGCCTGTTCATCTTTCATTTCTGTATCAATATCTTTGACATCTTCCTCTGACTGCTGTAACACATGCTTACGGATCCATGCTGTGGAGTAATACTTTCCAACATACGGATCAACCTGCTGTAGCATATTAATACGTTGCATCAATACTTCATTGTCCTTCAACTCAGAGAAGTAATTATCCTTTACAAAATCAAATCTGATGATGGAGCGCATATCATCCCACTCATCCGGTCTGATAATACCCTTGGACACCAACTGGACACGCAGAGTGTCCTTGAATAATGTACTGAACCTTTTCCTAAGTCTACCAATAAACTTACTGAACTTCACTTCCTCTCTGGTTATCTCAGAGGACTTACCAAGACTGAATACCTGCTCTGGTTTCAATCTACCAATCGGCACATTCAATGCCTGGAATAATTTATTCTGGAAGTATACAATATCGTCAATCTGTCCGAGATTTTGACCACCAGGAAGTGTAGTGATCTCAGTGCCCTTACCACCTTCACGACGGGGCATCCAAAAATCTTCCAGCATGGACATGAACTTTCTATCGTCCCGTGTCTCACCAGTACTGGCATCATACACTACCTTGTTTCTAAATCTGTTCATAATATCATTGACGTATTGTTCTGCCTTTACCTTCGGCAGATTACCAACATCAATGTAAAAAATTCTGCGTTCAGGTGCGCGAGATACTCTGTAGATAACCAATGAGTCTTCAATCAACTTCAACTGATTCACTGGTTTGATTGCCTTGTGTAGAAATGATAGCATCATTCCAGTATTGGCATCCACTAAACCAGATGGAGTATACACAACAGAGTCCAGTGATAACTTTACACCGGCAGTTGTCTGTTCTGTAATACCCTTATCATTGAATAGATAATACTCATCAATTTTCTTGACAACCTCAACATTGGTGCCTGGTTGTCTTTCCCTGATTACATTTTTGATCCTGCGAATTTTCCGTGGATCAATGGCACGCATTTCTACAATGCCATCCTTGATATTATTTTCATCGATCATGACATGATAGTATAGGCGACCGTCAACATACCAGGTCCTAAACATATCATGTCCACGTTCATCGATCTTCAACAACTGTAAAACTATTTTGAATTCTTCTACAATCTTTTTCTTGATCGACTCAGATAACTTCAGGTCATCCAGGATAATCTCAACGGGTTGTTTACCGTCCTCTGCCATGATTGCTTCATTGATGATGTCTTCAATTGCAGAATCACAATCCGGATACTGAGCAACTTCTCTGTATCTGCGAATAAGGTCATTCTCATTTTTAATTACACCTTCAACATCCAGTACCATTCCATAATATGAACCGGCATTTATGGATGACATGATTGCTGAACCGTCATCGGCAGCAGGAGGAACAACTGATAATATGTTGCTCTTCTCCTTGTCCTTTTTACCTAACGTGATCTCAAGACCAAATAATTGCAAAGTAATTCTCCAAAAGTTTAATAATGTATTATACTTATAATGCTTTTACTTCCACCTTAAACTGAAATCGGGAATGTTCCGATTGGAGTGTCGATAGAAACATTGACGCCAAATCCACCGCTTGTTGCTGTGTTAGATGTCCAGTAGTTGTATACAAAGGTAACATCAAACATTTCGATCTGTGGATTATCGTAGTCAAGTTGAATTGTACTAATTGTGATTGGATACGCATCAACAAACTTATATGATTTAACTGTTGCGCCGTTACGATCTAGTTGATGAACTGCCATGTCAACTTGGTAATCGCGTGGATTAACGATACCCTCTGTAGTATTCAAATTCTGAATACCGTGGGACCATTGCTCAAACGCATTACGGATGTTGAATGATGTTTCGTTATAGATTGTAATGGTCCATGGTTGGAATGTACGCTCACCAGCAAAGTTCACTGGACGACCACGGTAAAACATTTCCATATTGGTAATGTCTGAAGCAGGTAGTTGAGCAGCCTTACATAGGAACTGCCCTTGTTGTCCAGCAACAATACCTGTTGTTACATATGATGGATATGTAATATCAACTCTAAACTGATTGGTACGTGCGCCACCAGATGATAGTTGTGCTTTGAAGTCACTTATTTTTGCCATTTTGTATTCTCCTAATGTTTGTAATGTTATGCGCCAATTTCTTCAAAGGATATACCAGTTCTGGCGGCAATGAAATTAAGGGTAATAAAGTTGATAGAACGTGCTGGTTTGATATAGATATCAGCAACAAATTCATTACGGTCAATAACTTCACCAGTGTTGTTTGTCTCATCGCACACTACACGGAAATCAGTGATACCACGACGACCTTCAATATCACGGAGGTATGGTTCTACCAAATTCTTAAACTGTGCGCGGGTGAAACTATCATTGAACTCAAACAATTGTGCCTTGGCAGCAATGGCGATTGATTTTTCAAGTACGATAAACAAACGACGTACATTGATACGATCAAATGCGCTTGGTTTTGCGAGAAGAGTCTTATCACCGTATAATACTGTACCAGATCCTGGGAATGATACAACTGGATTAATACCAATGTTGTATAATGTATCACGTTCGGTCTTGCCAGGATTGAATGACAATTTGATTGCATTCTTAATCTGACCACGACTCATACCACCAGGAGAAAACCAAGGATCATTTGTATTATCTGTTCTGGCGCATAGACCGGCAACATCACCATTCAATGGGATCCAACGATACAAATCATTGTAACGGTCATACTGATACTTGTAACCAGAATCGAGAACTGCATAGGAAGATGAAGTACCTGCAGCGACCAGAGCGGTATGGTAAGCAATAACCTTGGTAGCAGCGGCAGATCCAGTGCCAATGATAGGATCTGATGTTAGTGTATCTTCTGGAGATATACAGACTACGCAATCCTTGCGAACTTCTGCAATATTGGCAATAACATATCCAGCAACAGCGGCAGATGCCTTGCCCATCATAATCAAACTTACATCAATCTCTTCGCTATTTAAAAACAAATCAAATCCTGCTGTAAAATTGCCTTGAGTGGCAGCAAAGTCATCAACACCACCAGTTAGATTGGTTGTATCTTCTAGAGCAGACAAATCGGCATATACAGTATTGGCAGCAGTAGTTCCCCAATTTGTACCGGATGCAGGGTGGCCAGTCCACCAAATATATTTGGAACTGTTATTGAGAACTGTCTTGTAGTAACTATTAGAACCATCTGTTTTCTTTGCATCGGATGCTTTAGATACAAATTGATATGTTTCGAGCACTACTTCTTTGCTACCTTGGACTTCAAGAACAATAATATGCAATTCATCCTTGCTACCACCCACACGATCCACAGATGCGGAAGTTCCAGGGGCAGATGGGAAACTTGTTTTATATTCCCATGATGCAAATGTAGTGCTATCCGCCATAGAAATTTTGATGAAGTTGCCATATTTACCAGGATACTTTGCAGCAAATGCACCAAATACATTGGTACTACTTCCACCATTACTCCAACTTTGTTCATAGTCATTGACATTATTAATAATGGCTGCACCAAGAGTAATAACTGCAGTGGCCTTTGCCCGTAATCCTGCCCATGTTAATTCTGCTGTTCCATTTACAACCATTCCAGTTGTATGCACTGGCACTACTGTATGATTTGTTGTACCGGCAAGTGTTACTGTATAGAGATTATCCAAATGCGCAATTTGATCATTTAATGCTACAGTAACATTGGTCGCTGTATCAAATGAAGTTCCTACCGTTACAATAGGAGCAGAAGCATATCCAGATCCTGCAGTTCCAGGAACGATACCAGTGATAGATCCGGCATTGGCAGTTGCAGTTGCAAGTGCTTGTATCCCATTAGAACTATCTGGAGTATCAATCGTGACAGACGGAGTTGAGGTATAACCACTACCATTAACAAACATAGATATGCTTGCCACTGGACCAGTTCGCTCTGCAACAGCATTTCTTGCCAATGCAGATTCTACTCGAACTACTTTTAGGTTATTTGAATATGCTAGGAAGTTTGCTGCAGTGAAAAATGATTGCGCAGTGTCGTCATGTGGTTTACCAAATAACTGAACTAGAACATTTTCCGAGGAAACTGTGACTGGATATAGAACTGGACCCCACTGAAATTCACCGGCAAACGCACCAATAGAGGTGGCAACTGAAGGAACAATGGATGTAAAATCTTTTTCAACTACAGTGACGCCTGGTGATAGTGCGAACGGCATAATAATTCTCCTTATTACATTGATATTGTATGTTACTTATAGCACATGTTTATACTAAAATACTGCTGGTAGAGCATGTATACTATTATTTATAAAAATTAAAAGTTGAGGTTTACAGGTTCCTCATCGATACCATCATTGAACCACCCAATTGGGGTCAATTCATCCTCAATTTGTTGCATTTGCTGCTTATAAAGCATTTCACGTATATTTATATTGTTGAGATCTTTGAAGTAGGGATTAGTTGTCAACCACGAAAACAGCACTAATGTCATCACTAAATCATCGTTATACCCATCATCTGCCATGTATGTGCCCTTGCGCTCGATGAAGGTGGATATCTCGGATATTATATCTGGGTCTGATAGTAGTATCTTGTTACCTTCCAGCAGTGATTTGAATGTCTGGCAACCTATCCGTTTTACTTTCTTATCTGTAATCACACCCAGTTGAGTCCTACCTGCACCAAATCCTGCAGATGCTGTCTGTCCCTTGGTGGATCTCTGAACATACAGAATATTCTCATATTCCAACTCATCGTGGAGAATATGTACCACTTGCTCAGATGAGTTTATTTCCACCAAAACATCCGCATTATTGTACTCTTTTGCCACTTTATATATCACATTTGGGTATAAAAGTGGACTAATTTTGTTGTTCCTATACTTACCCACAACTATATACGGAAACGATGTGATATCAACAATAATAAAGGCAGAATAATCTCCACCCACGCCCTTTGCTGTATCTGCAACGATTACATAGTTGTTACCCTTGATTGGAGTTGCTGCTATATCCAACCCGTCCTTCATATATAGAAAGTCCTTGGGCACCAACTTACCATAGATATCTGCAGAGATAAGTGTCAGTGAAGATCCAAGAAAGGTACACAAAACCTCCTGCGCAAACTTGGTCTCACCCAGCATGTCCTTCTGCTTCCTTGCCCACTCGTCATCTCTATTTGGATGCTCCGAGTAGTGAACCTGTACTGGCGTGAACCCATTAGTGCCTGCCTCTGCACCCTGCCAGAAATGCCAGAAGTGGTTATATCCAAGTGGTGTTGAGGTCAGGATAATCTTGGAGGTCTTGCCGGAGGAGATAGTTGGATAGGTGGAAGTGAAGAATTCCTCGGCAACTGTATTGGGAATAATTGCAACCTCATCAATGTATAGTAGGTTCACAGACCTACCCCGAATACCGGAGGTCGAGGTTGCTGCCGTGAATACTATGGAACCATTCTCAAGTTTTATATCACCCTTGTTATAGGTTGAAACTCCTTGCTGCAACCAGGATGGTAGATACTCATACATCTGCTGATACCTGGATAGAATTTCCCGTGCCATTGCTGCCTTATTGGCAAGGATGGCAACTGTCTTATTATCATTGAATATGGTGTAATGCAGAATATATGCAGCAACAGTCTGGGTCTTGCCACACTGTCTCGGTTGCATACTGACAACCAAATTCTCGTTATGTATGGTATTGATAAACCGGATCTGATAATCATATAGATCAAACGGGACCAGTCCGTGATCCAGCGATATGATCTTACAGTAATTCGTGATGAAATATACTGGATCAGTCTTACACTTTACATATTCCTTTACCTGCTCTTCGGTAAATTGAACCGAAACATTTGTTGCCTTAACATTCGAATTATTATTATAAACCTTTAACATCAAAATCCTTCTGTCCAATCCTCTGCAATAATAGTTCCTGTTGTTACATCCCCTGCAACTGCATATGAAGCAGGTGCCGGTCCAGATGTCGTGACAGCAATAGTATCAATAATACCAGATCCAGTGACTGGACCAAATAGATTCGCCTTTATTGTAAAGTTCAATGTATATGTAACAAATCTCCGTGTCTGAAAATCGCCATCATAGTCATCCTGCACATTCACAGAATTCAAAATGATTGGAATGTCCAGCACAGTATGAGTTTCTGGTATGACTTCAACAGACAAAGTATATTCCGGGGAAAACCTTGGTAGAATCTGTTCGATGATCTGCAATGCGTCTTCCTGAGTTTTGGTCAGGATATACATTGAGATATCGATATTGTATGGCACTGGAACAAATGTGCCAGTCATAGAACCAGTCTCATAACACTTGATCTGATTCATACGATTTAATTTTCTGGCAGGATCATAGGTCATGCCAGTTATCTCAAATGCTATTCGTGGCAGCAGAATGAATGTATGCTGATCCAATGTTGGATCCTGTTCAATTCGCACAACCCATTTTTCCTTGCATGAATACGCAATGGGCAC